ATATTTTTTATTCATTTCTACTAATGTATTTCCTGGTTTTGTTCTCTCAACTTCAAAAAAACCTTGAATATTATTAATAAATAAGCTATAAATTTTACTCTGAATATCAGGTGAGAGAAACTTGAAAACTTCTTCATCACTAATTACATCCCATAACATTTGGATATTCTCTTTTTTATTAAATGACATGTAAATATATAATATTACAATTGTATTTTTATATATTTTTATAACGAATCATTGAAATATATATGTCTAAATTTCTCCATATATTCGTCTTTAAGTATATGAGTTTTTAAATAATCTTCTGTCATTTTATCTTCTAACATATGAACTATGAAAAAAATAGAATAAATGCCACATTCAGTATTTCCATATTGATGTTCGATACCTTCATTACTATCAAGTTTAAAATGAATTTTTGGATTCAGGTTTAATCCTTGTTCTTTGATTCTATTGATTAGTTTTTTAATCTCTACTGGTGCTGGATCTCCTGTACTATCAAAGAAAAATATTGTTTTCTTTTTAATATTAATAAACATAGATATCCAATGTTGACCGGGTTTATTATGAGGATCAGTATTAAAAATTATTCCTATTTTCGTTTTGCCTCTTTTTGTTAATTTTTCGAGACTGAAATTACATAATTCTTCCCAAACACACTCTCCATATAATTTTCTTGTGTCAAAATCAATTGGAGATGGTCCAATAAAATCAAATTCTTTATATGCTTTTTCATATTGTTTCATTACTTTAATAATATCTGTACTGGATAACCATTCGTTAGGATTGGTTTTCCATTCTGGAGGAGATTCTGGAGCAAAAGAATCACCTAATTCATTTTCAAGTTGCCGGAAAGCACCTTCTTGTCTTAACCAACATGCTTCATTATTACATATATCTTTTAGATATTCACTAAGTTGTTTATGAATTTCTTTTGGTGAATTCGAAGTGATTTTAACATCAGGATGTCTAGCATTCCATCGATCCCTCAGCTGAATAAGTGATTTATTAGTGTAACAACTAAATTCATTCAACTCGTCTCTAGGTTTTGGACTGCAATTTACTTTTTTAATACCTTTTCCAGAACCATGCTTGACTCTATTATTTACTTTTTTATATTTAGATGTTTTATTTCGTTTAATTGTTTTATTTTGTTTGATCGTTCTTTTATTTGATTTAAACGTTTTTATATTTCTTTGTTTTTTGAATGTCTTCATAAATAATAGTGATATTCTTTTTTTCCTCAATATCTTTTATTCCTTTATTTTTCAATTCTGGATTCATTATATCAACTTCTCTCTGTTGCGGTAAAATAATATTATCCATTTTTTTGTTAGAACTTGGTTTAACATATTTATCTAAAGGTAAATCCATTTTAATTGAACGCATCATTAATTTATTTGCTTCCATAAAATTTCCTGACAGGTCTGAATTATCATTGTCATCATTATGGTTATCATTATGGTTATCACATATTTCAGGTGGAAATTCTACATCTTTATATTCTTCTTGTAATAAGTCATTGTTATCCATAATTTTAAAGTAATGTATAGTAGATTTTACAAATGTATCGTAAGCATATTTAACATCAGGTGACAAATCTTCTGAATATTCATTACTAATTAATTCCTTAAATAAATTTAAAATTCGTTTTTTATAGAATTGAAACTCTTCTTTATCTATTTGTTTTTCTCTCTGTTTCATTACATGTTTTCCCATCATTTCTTTATTCAAAAGAAAATCTAAAGTGATTTGATCTACAAATGATTGTGACATATAATAAAACCATAATTTTTATTTTATAATTTTTATTTTATAATTTTTATTTATTTTGTCATATCTTTAACTTGACATCTTGTGTTATTATAAAATACAGATGATCCGCATATACTTGGCGAAGGGTTTGGATTAAATGAATCAAATGTTTCATTTCTAAATAATATTTCGTGTGGATTTGGTTGTGATGGAGTTTGGAATTTATATGTGTATAAATCACTATTTGAATTAGGTACATAAGTTGCTTGACTACATTTTTGTAGTGCGTAAATTTGATTTCTTAATTCAGATTCGGTATTTATATTTGAAGCAAACCCAGACCATGGAGATTGCGTATTTCCTGGGTTAAATACTTGATGGACGTTATATGTTGGCATCTGTGTGAAAGGAACATTTATTTGCTTTCGTGGGTCTACAATAGGAAAATAGGAATACTTTGTCATAACAGGTCTTACATCTAAATATGGTTGTAGTATTTGCGACGGAATATTTCTATCATATATGCGAGTATTTGTTTGTCTATGAATATCTGATACACATTCTTGGGCCATTTGATATATTTATATATTATTTTTTTTTTACAAAAAGCTTAAAGGTTTAACTATATTAATATATATTACATGTGCGGTATTTTTGCCTTACTTAATTCAAACGTTCATTCACAAATTAATATTGATATGGTTACAGAAGTATTTAACAGAGGTAAAAATAGAGGACCCGAATCTTCTAAATTAGTTTCGCATACGAATCAAGATTTAATTTTAGGCTTTCATCGTTTAGCTATTAATGGTTTAAATGAAGAATCTAATCAACCACTTATTTTAAAAGGGATCGAGCTTATATGTAATGGTGAAATTTACAACTATAAGAATTTATATAATTCTATGAATATTACACCTAATACTGATTCAGATTGTGAAGTTATAATTCATCTATATTTAAAATATGGAATCGAACAAACCTTAGTTATGCTTGATGGTGAATTCGCATTTGTTCTATATGACAGGAATCAAAATAAAATATATGCCGCAAGAGATCCTTATGGTGTAAGACCTTTATATAAACTTGTAAATACAGATTCTGATGACACTTGTCTATGTGTAAAAGGTTTCGCTTCTGAACTTAAAATGCTTGAGCCTTTTTATAATTTGGATACAAAAAACTTTTATATAAACCAGTTTCAACCAGGGACTTATTCTATATTGACATATGACTCTGATAAACAGTGGGTCTCGTCTATAAATAATGTGGCTTATTTTATTCCTACATTTCCTAGTACTGAAATAGTAAATACTATGTTTATAACAAATAAAAAAGAATATGAGGATATATTATATTCCAGAATTACAAGTGAATTATATGCTGCTGTTTTTAAACGATGTCAAACTACTGAAAGACCAGTTGCGTGTTTATTAAGCGGAGGCCTTGATAGTAGTTTGGTTGCTGCTCTAGTTAGTGAATATTTCAGGACTTTTAAAACTACAACAGAAATTGTTGAAACCTATAGTATTGGACTTGAAAACTCTGAAGATATTAAATATGCACGAATAGTTGCTGATTATATTGGTTCGAAACACACTGAAATTATTGTTACTGAAAAACAAATGTTTGATGCTATCCCCGAAGTTATTAAAGCAATTGAAAGCTATGACACGACTACTGTAAGAGCAAGTATTGGAAATTATTTAGTCGGAAAATATATTGCTGCCAATTCTCAGGCAAAGGTGATTTTTAATGGTGACGGTTCGGATGAATTATTTGGTGGTTATTTATATATGAATAAATGCCCCGATGATATTGAGTTTGATAAGGAAACGCGGCGATTATTAAAAGATATTCATATATTTGATGTTTTACGATGTGACAAATCCATTTCATCAAATGGACTAGAACCACGCACAGCATTTTTAGACAGAAATTTTGTGAACACTATTTTATCAATCCATCCATATTTTCGTAATCATAAGAATTATTTTCACCAATTAGAAAAATATTTGTTACGTAATAGCTTTAAAAAAGAAAGTTATACAGATTCATTCGGCAGACAAATTTTGCCAGATGAAATTTTGTGGAGAAGAAAAGAAGCATTTAGTGACGGAGTAAGTTCACATGGTCGTTCATTATTTATCATTTTACAAGAATTTATAGCTAAATATTACGACGAAACAGAACCAATACCTAATAAACCATGTATCGAGTTAGAAAAAAGATATTATAAAGAAATTTTTGACAAAGAATTTCCCAACTGCACACATATTTTGCCTTATTTTTGGATGCCAAAATACACAAACGCAAGTGATCCAAGTGCTAGAACTTTAGATGTTTATAAGTAATATAAAATGAAATGAAATGAAATATAATGATTCTTTACTTATGATAAAGACAATTTTATCTAGTATTAATATATGACTAAATCTCAGCTCCATAGATTACAAGAAATATTATTTAATATTTTTATTGTTGTAACATATTTTTTAATTATTATTTCTTCGTTTGGGATATCAGATTCAGCACAAAAATATTTAAAATTATTAGATTATTATGTTAGAATTTATGTTTGTCTGTTTTTAATTTGGAGATTTAATCCATTTAGAAGCTATTACGAGTTTACTAATTTAGATCGTAAAATAGCATTTAGTGCTGGTTTATTAATTTTAACTACAACAGCATTAAATGAATATTTGAATGATATAAAAAACATTATTAGTCAAATTTTTTAATTGTTTTATTTTTATATTTACCTCTATTTTTTATAGTTCTATTTTTTGTAGAACGATTGAAAAACGCTTGTAAATGTGATATTATGTGTTTTCCAAGAACCTTATCTACTTCATATTCTTTTTCATCCTTATTAACTACAATATATTTATATAATTTTATATGTTCCATCATTAAGACTTCAAAATCTATCTCATTTCCTATTAATTTTTTACCTATTTCTGAAGTAGAAAATCTATTTAACATATCTTCAAATGGCACATCATAATAATATGGTTTTATATTTATGTAATAAATGTTATCATGTGTCATATCAGGGAAAAATGAGTCGTCCATAAAACAAATTTCAGCGTCCACCGGTATTTTCGTACATTTAATTAAATCTTTATGCGTTTTATTTTGACTCGTTCTACATATTTCTACACGTTTACCGTTTATTTTAAATGCTGCTATAATTTGGTCTACTAATTTATAATCTATTTTATTTTCAAAATACCTTATTATATGTTGCGCCCATTCACGAGGTCCTGTATTATTTGTATAAATCATCATTTTATTACAACAATTTGATTTTTTCTTGCTCTTTAAGTATGTTAAAATATTTATTATATTTGGTCTAAGAACTTCTGGAAATAAATCCAGTATCTCATTAAAATCACTTTGTGTTAATACATTTTTATTTTTTATTTTTAAATAATTTGATAAGCTATCCCAAAATATACCATATTGAGTAAAATAGCCTAGTGTTTCATCTAAATCAAATACTACAATTTTCATTACTACTATATGTTGAGAAATAAATTCATTGTATTTATCACACTATATATATTACAATCTTAATTAAATATTTTGAGTTATATAATTTTTACAAATATATATTAAATTATTTTATTTGTAAAATATATACGGATATGTCCGAACTTACAAATACTGATTATA